GAAATGTCGTCCCAACATCTTCATGGTAACTAGCTTTAACATTGAACCCAAGCTCCTTAGCAGATTGCTCGAGTGTCAAAGTTGGGCGTCGACTGCGCTCGTCCAGGAATCGGATTGTAGCCGATAAATTGTTCATCGAATTCATCATTGTTGTGAAGTTGACGCCTGTTGGCATCTGAACTCCCCCATTTCCTGATATTTGAAAATTGTGTTTGTTTACTACATAATCTTTCTTCACACATTCATGTGCTGTATTAATGTATGTGTCAGAAGCACCTGCAAGTTTCATCCATTTCGACCCAAAGATAAGAACTGGTCCCTCATCCTGAGATTGGTCAAATTGGCTGTAATCCGTTTCGCAGTTGGTCTTCAATCCCGGGACATCAAAATGCGTGACTGCATCATCACCGGAAACAACAATGACCGTGACCCCTTGATGAAAATATTGGGCTATGTCGGTCAATTGAGTTTGGGTATAGCCAGCCGCGTAAACAATGCGGACTGGGTGCCCACCAACTAAAAACACTTGAGTCCCATCAAACGCTCGTTTGACGACATCGGACATCATCCTTGACTCACCTGCCAGGGCCGCGATGTATTTCGGATCCAAGTTGATCAAAATTCTTGGTTTCTTACCAAACGGCAACACTTCATTGTGTTTTACATTTACCGATTTGGTGTAGTGCTCAAGTCCATACGTGTGAATGTCATCATAAGCGACGGCTATACGTTTTCCGCGTGGACCCATCAGTGCGATACAGTCCTGCTCAGTGTACATTTCAGCGTGCGAAGATTGGATAGCGCCGAGACCCTCTATTAAATTAGCCACTTTGGTCCAGCGCTTTCCACGATTTTCCGGGGAATCACATGCTGTGAACGGATCAGCATGAGTACGAGTTATCAACCCGAAAATCAAATTGCGAACATTGTTCGCAGGTTGACTCATCATGGCGTTCGTCACGACCAAATAATGAGTTTTGTTTGTGGCAGGAAAATCCCCCAATGTCATTGCTTCTCTTGGTGTAATCTCAACCCCATGGTGCTTGATTTTCATCCAACCACGGGCGATTTTATATGCGTCAGGTCCCACCGGAAATTCAGGATTCATGCTGTCCACAGTAATCACGTCGGGCATTGTGAAACTGGTAGAACACATGTCTACTGTTAGATTTCCAGCTCGATGGGCTGACAAAATTCTATCGAGAATTGTGGTACGCACGGCCTTGACCTGCGACGTATTGTATACCACATGCACGCCAATGTTCAACATCCATGAAACAGGGCATGGCAGCAATAAATGGGTGATCACTGTTGCCATATGCAACAGTGCTGGCTGCCACCATCGACACGTTGTCCGATGTCGGATGGTTTCATAACCAGTTATGAGCAACTTCGCGATTGGTCCAAAAACAGCCAACAATGTCTCTTCGACAATTGGGGCTATCAAGGTTCTAACAGTCCAATTGGGAGTGTTTACAACACACGCCATCAAATCAGGCGGTGGAACAAATGCGAAAAATCTATACAAAATCGGATTGACAGATTTCCAGAGTCTACTGGCTGTGTTTTCCACAACAGCACTTAGAGCTTCTTTGTTGCTTACATTTTTCAAAATCCATACCGTTAACTGGTTAAA